GGCTTCCGCACACGGCCGCGAAATGCCGAAGTCATCCGGGGACGTCCTGGCGGAATGGTGGCGGCCGGTCGACGAGGCCCTCGCGGCGCTCGACGAGCGCGAGGCGGCCGAGCGTCTCTTCTGACGAGGGCGGGGCAGGCCGAGGCCCTCGAAGACCCCGGCCCGCCCCTGTCGGCGGAGAGAGGTCACGCGCCGGGGGGGAGGCGCGTGCCCCGTGGTCGCGTACCCGTGTCGGCGGGCCTGAAACCTCCGGCCCCGATTCACCGGGCAGACATGGGCGAGGGCCTCCCGATCACGTACGGCTACCTCTGCGATCTCGCGTCCGCGAACGGCTGGCGCGTGACGCTCCCTCTGCTCGACGACGGGCGTCACTCGCTCCGGGTCATGGAGGGCGAGGTCATCCTCGTCGGCGTGAAGTTCGCGCTCGCGGAGTGTCCGCTCGACGAGATCGCGGAGACGGTCTTCTCTGAGCTTCACGATCAGGGGCGAGTGTGAGTCTGTCTGTCGGCGTTCAGGGCGGGACGGGCGCGGGGAAGCGGCCGCCGTTCGAGGGTCGTCTCGGGCCGTGGTCGTGCCGGTGTTCCGACCGTCCCCCTGCCGGTTCGGCCGAGTGGTCGATAACGGTCGTCCGCAGGGTGAACCCCGGATACCTCCGCGCGTGCCCGGACTGCGGAGAGGCTCGGCCTCATGGCCCCGCGCGGCCGTAAGCCGAAGCCCGCGGTCGTCCGCCGGAAGGACGGGAATCCGGGGAAGCGGCCGATCGTCGACGAGGCACGGATCGGCGCGGAGATCACGTCGACGAACGTCCCCGAGCCTCCCGCGCATCTTCCGGCGGAGGCCGCGGTCGTCTGGCGCGAGATCGTGCCGGAGGTCGCCGAGGTCGGCCTTGCGCGGACGATCGACCTCCCGGTCTTGGAGTCGCTTTGCGTCCATGTCGCGATCGCGCGGAAGGCCCTCGACATGATCTCGGCGAACGGCGTCCTCGACGTCGACGGACTCGTCGCGGTGACGGAGAAGGGCGTCCCGGTCGTGTCGCCGTGGCACCGGATCTACCGTGACTCATGGCGCGACGCCCTGTCGATCGCGGAGCATTACGGCTTGACGCCGATCTCGCGGACGCGTCTCGGGATCGCGGCGATGACGGCGAAGTCTCTCGCGGACGAGCTTCGCGAGGCGCTCGACGGGCCGGACGTGATCGAGGCGGAGGCGGAGGTCGGGGTCGTCGAGGCGGTTCGGGAGATCGAGGCTCCGAAGGCGACGCCGGTTCGGAAGCCGAGGGCGCGGAAGACTTGACACGGCCCGCGTGGTCGTGTAGAGTCCTAGACATGAAGGCCACGACGAAGGGAGCAGACATGACCCGCATCGGTACGTACACGCTCGACGAGGCGACGACCCGCCGCACGACCGAGCAAGTCGCCGCGTGGTACACGGAGATCGCCTTCGAGCCGCAGACGGTCGAGGTCTTCGGGAAGCTCCGCGAGAACGGGCACGTCGACGATACGTCCGTCGGGTTCACGCTCTACGGCGTCGTCGTCGACGCTCACTACCCGGCCCTCTACGGCGGCGTCCGGATGACGTCGGGCGACCGGCCCGAGCTTCACGGGAAGCCGCAGTCGCTCGTACGGACGCCGTACGCGCACGCGATCGCGCTCGCGATGCTCCGCGGTAAGGCGACGGGGATCACGCTCGACGAGGGCGTCGAGGCCCTGTACGTCGGGTACGGCGACCCGACGGTCGACGGCGAGGGCGGCTACACGGCGCATATCGTCGTGAACCCGACGCAGGCCGAGCGCGACGAGTCCGCGGGGATCGCCGCGGGCCTCGCGGAGGGCTGCGTCGAGTCGGGCGTCTCGGCCGAGTGGAAACTCGGATGGTCGCGCGCGAAGGCCGCGCTCGCCCGCGAGTACGCGTCGAGGGCGCGCATGGCGGCCGACTCGGCCCGCAACGTCGCCCGCGACGCGGCCCGCATGGTCGCCGCGTAGCCCTCCCGGCCTCACGCGTTTAGACGGCCCGCTACGGCGGGCCGTCGGCGTTCTCCCCCGATTCACCGGGGAGGATGCCCCCCTCTCCCGCGAACGTCGACGGCGCGCGCTTCCGGCGCTTCTGTCAGGGATTCGTCAGGCAGACGAAAGGAAGGTGGGCGGGGAGGCCCCTCGTCGTCGAGCCGTGGCAGGCGGGGATTGTCGACGAGATCCTCTTCCGCGACCCGAAGACGGGCCTCCGCCGGTACTCCGAGGCCCTGATCGGGATTCCCCGGAAGAACGGGAAGTCGACCCTGTCGGCGGCGCTCGCCCTGTACTTCCTCGTCGTCGAGGGGACGCTCAACGATCCGGGCGCGGAAATCTACGCGGCCGCCGGGTCGAAGGATCAGGCCCGTATCGTGTTCGAGCAGACGAAGGCGTTCGTCCTCTCGTCGCCGAAGCTCGCGGCCCTGTGCGACGTCCAAAAGGATCGGATCGTCGTGAAAGAGACGGGCGCGGTCTTCCGCGTCCTCTCGTCGGACGCGCCGCGGCAGCACGGATTGAACCCGTCCCTCGTCATCATTGACGAGCTTCACGCGCACAAGAACGGCGACCTCTACGAGGCCCTCACGACCGGCGACCTCGCGCGCGAGGAACCTCTCACGGTCACGATCACGACGGCGGGCGACGACGTCGAGGGGTCGATCCTCGGCGAGGTCTTCACGAAGCTCTACGGGACGAAGCCGCGGGTCGACCGGAAGACCGGCCTCTTCATCCGGCACAAGCAGGCCCCGGCCGACATGTTCGGCCGATGGTGGACGGTCGACGACAAGGATCTCGACGACCCGGAGGCGTGGAAGCGGGCCAACCCGGCGTCATGGGTTACGGCGGAGCGTCTCGCGAAGAAGGCTCCGCCGCGGACGAAGCGCGGGTCGTGGGAGCGTCTGCACTTGAACCGCTGGACGCGCGCTGAAGAGGCGTGGCTTCCGGTGGGCGCGTGGGAGTCGTGCGAGGGCGGCCCGATGCTCGAAGAGGGCGACAAGGTCTACGCGGGCCTCGACATGGGCCGGAAGCACGACACGGCCGCCGTCGTGATCGTCGGGCCGCAGAAGCTCGACACGGCGAACGGGATCTTCCGGCGGCCGGTCGAAGCGTACGTGTGGGGCGTCCAGCCGGATCCGTCGAAGCCTCCCCCGGCCGCGACCGAGATCGTCGACGGCGACCGTGTCCCGTTCGATCTCGTCGAGGATCATCTTCGGAACCTCGGCCGGACGTACGACCTCGAAGAGGTCGCGTACGACCCGTGGCGCTTCGACCGTTCGGCGGAGACGCTCGAAGGGGAGGGCCTGACGATGGTCGAGTACCCGCAGACGAACGAGCGAATGTGTCCGGCGTCACAGGGCTTGTACGACGCGGTCGTGTCGCTCGCGGTCGCGCACGACGGCGACGACGTCCTCGCGGCGCACGTCGACGCCGCGGTGTCCCGCGACGTCGGGCGGGATACGTGGCGGCTGGACAAGCGGAGGTCTAAGACGGCGATGGACGCGAGCGTCGCGCTCGCGATCGCGTACGACCGGGCGGTCGCGGACGAGGGCGGCGGGTTCACGGTGCGCGGGATGAATGAGCGGGGGGACGCGACACCGGATCCGGCGGGCGCGCCCGAGCTTCACCCGCTCGTCTCGGATCTCGTCTATCGCGGCATCGCGATCGACTGGCGGTCGCTTGGGTCGGCGGAGGCGGCGTCGCTTGTCGTGGCGCTCCGGAAGGCGGTCGACGTGTTCTACGAGCGCGACGAGGTCGACCACGTCGACGCGTGTCAGGCCGCGCTAGCGGCGCGCCGCGCGGCCGCGTAGCTGTCTCCGATTCACCGGGGCGATGGGCCTTCTTTCGCGCACCGATCCCGCCGCGTACGTCGCGGCCGTGCGCTCGATCGCGGCCGAGTCCCGCTTCTCGATCGAGAACCCGAACGCGAGCCTCTCGGACGCGATGGACGCGCTCGAAGTGGGCGTGCAGACGGCGGCCGGGGTGAACGTGTCGGACGAGGGCGCGCTCCGGGTGATCCCGGTCTACGCGGCCGTCCGGTATCTCGCCGAGTCGATCGCGTCGCTTCCGTTCAAGCTCTACCGGCGCGACGGCCGGTCGCGTGTCCCGGTGTCTGCGTCGGAGGACTCGCGCGCGTTCGTGATTCACGATCAGCCGAACGAGTTCACCGGGGCGATGACGTTTTGGGAGACGATCATCGGGCACGCGAACCTCCACGGGAACGCGTACGCGTACATCGAGCGGCACGCGACCCGCGGCGACGTCCTGGCCCTCTGGATCCTCGACCCTCGTCTCGTCCTGCCTCAGCGCGACGCGGCGGGCCGACTCTTCTACGTCTGGCAGACGGACAGGGACGGTCAGGTCGCTATCCCGGCGCGTGACGTCCTGCATATTCGCATGTTCGGGACGGGCGACGTGGGGATCTCCCCGATCGGCGTCATGCGGCAGGCGCTCGGCGAGTCGCTCGCGGCGGAAGAGTACGCGGGCCGCGTGTGGGCGAACGACGCGAAGCCGGGGGGCGTCATCACGTACGCGAAGAAGCTCGACGACACGGCGCACAAGGAAGCGGTTCGGAAGTGGAACGCGATGCATCAGGGCGTGAAGCGATCGAACCTCGTCGCCGTGCTGGACAACGGCGCGACGTGGACGGACGTCGGTGTCCGTCATGGCGACATGCAGTTCCTCGAATCGCGGAAGTGGACGTACCGCCAGACGGCCGCGGCGTTCCGTGTCCCGCCGCACAAGATCGGCGACCTCGAAGGGAATGTCACGTTCGCGTCGATCGACGCGCAGGAAATCTCGGCGGTCGTCGACTCGCTGCGTCCGTGGTGCGCGCGGATCGAGCAGGAGGTCAACCGGAAGATATTCGCGCCGTACGTGCGCGACTCGCGGACGGGGATGGTCGAGATCACGCGGGACGGCCGCGAGGGCCTGTACTCGGCGTGGCTTATGGACGGTCTTCTCCGCGGCGACATGAAGACGCGGCATGAGACGTACGCGGTCGGCCGCCAGTGGGGGTACTACTCGATCGACGACGTCCGGGAGAAGGAAGACCTTCCGGCGATCGGCGAGGCGAAGGGCGGCGACGTCTACCTTCAGCCGATGAACATGGTTCCCGCGGGGACAACGCCGGAGGATCTCTCGGTCGCGTCTCAGTCGGCGCGCGCGTTCCTGACGGGCCTCGGGATGACCGAGTCTCGTCCCGCTGACGCCGAGTAGCGTCGCTCCGATAGACCGGGCGTGAAGGTCGTCGCCCCGAAGGTCGCGCAGGGTACCCGCGAGCGTCGCGAGTTCGCCCTCACGGACGTTGAAGTCCGGAAGGCCCCGGAGGGATCGAAGTCCCCCGGCGGGTTCCGCGGCTACGCCGCGGTGTACGACTCCCTCTCCGTCAACCTCGGCGGCTTCCGGGAGAAGATCGACCCCGGCACGTTCGATACGGCGATCGCCGAGGACGACGTTCGCGCCCTCTTCAATCACGACCGGAATCACGTCCTCGGGCGCTCGAAGGCGGGCGACGGGACGATGCGTCTGTCGTCTGACGACAAGGGCCTGCTCGTCGAGATCGACGAGCTTCCGAACACGTCGACGGCGCGCGACCTTGTCGAGCTTCTGAAGCGCGGCGACGTCGATCAGATGAGCTTCGGCTTCACGACCGTCCGTGATCGGTGGGAAGAGGACGAGGACGGCCGGGTCATCCGGACGCTCGAAGAGGTTCGTCTCTTCGACGTGTCCCCGGTGACGTTCCCGGCGTACCCGGACACGGAGGCGGAGGCTCGCGGAGAGTCGATCGTGATTCGTCTTCCGGAAGAGATCAGGGCGGGGAAGGTTCTCTCGGCCCGGTCGCGGACGCTTGTCGAGCAGGCGCGGGACGCGCTCGCCGATCTCCTGTCGCACGCGGACGGGGAGAACGCGGCCCCGGCCGACGCCGTCGAGGGGCGTGACGAGAACGAGGCGGCGACCGACGCCCGGATCCGTCTCGCGCGCGCCCGTATCGCCGCTATGGCGCTCGGCGACGACCCGCGCGACGTCGTCATCTAGACGGACAACGCGTCCGGGCGGACGTTTCCGTTCGCTCCGATAGACCCTGTGACGAGTCCTACACGGACTCCGACCCAACCCAACTCGAACAAGGAAGACCCGAAACAGTGAGCAAGCTCAACGCACTTCTCAGCGAGCGCGGGAAGCTCGTCCGTGAGGCGCGGACTTTCGTCGACGAGGCCGAGGCCCGCGGCGACTGGACGTCCGAGGATGAGGGCCGCTACGAGTCGATCTCCGGCGAGATCCGGAAGCTCGACGGGCGGATCCGCGCGGAGCGCGAGGTCGAGAACTTCGAGGGTGAGCACGTCCTCGGTTCCGAGACTCAGCGCGAGAACGCCGAGGCGGCCGATCGCCGGGAGACGACTCCCGCCGACGAGTACCGCGTCGCGTTCGAGGCGTACCTCCGTGGTGACATGTCCCCCGAGCAGGCTAAGACCCTGCGCGCCGGGTACGTCGCCGAAGAGGGCCGCGACATGGTCAAGTCGACCGCGAACAAGGGCGGGTATATCTCGCCGCAGGAGTTCGACAAGAGTCTCCGCGCTCGCGTCGAAGAGTTCTCGGTCATCCGCCCGCTCGTCGACGTGATGACGACTCCCGACGGGACGAAGATCACGTTCACGCAGGAGGACGCGCGCGGCGCGGCCGCCTGGATCGACGAGGGCGGCGCGTTCACCGCGACCGACGACACGTTCGTGCAGTACGACATTGAGGCGTTCAAGGCCGGTCGCCTCGTCAAGGTGTCGGTCGAGCTTGTCGACGACTCGATGTTCGACATCATGTCGTACCTCGCGAAGTCGGCCGGTGAGTCGCTCGCCGTGCTGGAGGACGCCGCGATCGTGGACGGCGACGGGACGCTGAAGCCCTACGGCTTCATGCAGAACGCGCTGAACGGTGTCACGTCGACGGAGGCAGCGGCCGACCTCTGCTCCGGAGACGAACTGATCGACCTCATGTACTCGGTTCGCCCGACGTACAGGAACCGCGGTCAGTGGGTCGTCGCGGATCTCGCCGTGAAGGCGCTCCGGAAGCTGAAGGACTCGAACGGTCAGTACATCTGGCAGGACGGGCTTCGGGCCGGTGAGCCGACCGTGCTTCTCGGGAAGCCGGTCACGGTCGAGGTCAACATGCCGACCCCCGGCGTGAGCGAGAAGCCGATCGCGTTCGGCGACTTCTCGCGGTACCTCTACCGTCAGGTGGAGGGGACGCGGGTCGCGCGCCTCGGCGAGCGGTACCTCGCGGACGAGGGGAAGATCGGTTACCTCGTCTGGCGGCGTGTCGACGGTTCGCTTCTCGACACGGCGGCCGTGAAGACCCTGACGCAGGCCGCGGCGTAAGCCTCAGCCTGACAAGGTGTCGCCCTGAGAGAGGCCCGCTCCGGCGGGCCTCTCTCGTTCTCTCCGACGTACCGGGCATGGACAAGCAGACGTCACCCGAGATCACCGGGCAGGCCGCCGACGAGGCGACCGCGTCCGACGAGCAGAAGGCCGCCGACGAGGCGACCGAGACGACCGAGGCCCCGGAGGCCGAGGCGACGGCGGAGGCCCCGGCCGCGACCGAGCGCGCCGACGCTCCGACATACGAGGTTCGCCGCGTGAACCCGAACGTCATGTCGACCGCCGAGGGCCTCGTCGAGTCGTCGTAACCCGCGCCGATCGGAGGGGCCGTCCGCGGCCCCTCCGATTCACCGGACGGAATGCCGCAGGACTCAGACCTCACGACCGGCGAGCGCGTCCGGGCTGTTCACCGGATCCGGGCGAACGGCGAGCTTGACGACACGCGGCTCGACATTCTCGTCTCGGCGGCGTCGGACGCCGTCCGCGACTACACGGAGCGCGACTTCCTCTTCCTGACCGCGCCCGAGGGCTTTGACGCGGACGAAGAGACGGAGAAGACGTTCTCGTACGACGGGAGCGGGTTCGTCTCGTTCGGCCGGTTCGAGGCCCGCGAGATCGTGAGCGTGACGGTCGACGGCGAGCTTCTCGACGATGACGAGTGGCGGGCGGGGCCGACCGAGAAGACGAAGGTCGACACGTACACGTACCTCTATGACGTCGAGGCGACGCTCGGTTCCGGCGAGTCGACGGTCGACGTCGTCGTCGTCGCGAAGTGGGGGATCGTCGACCTCCCGTCGGTCGTCGAGCTTGCGACGATGGACGCGGTAAAGGCGTGGTGGACGAACCCGGAGGGCCTGCGGACGCGCGAGTTCGAGGGCGTGACCGTGGACGACGACGGCGGCCTCGGGTACGAGCGCGCGGCGCTTCCTCAGCGCGCGCGGCTTCTGCTCGAACCGTATCGGCGGTAGCCCGGTGCCCCGCCAGAAGGTGTACGTCAAGTCGGCGTTTCCGAGGTTCAAGGCGGCGATGCACGACGCGATCAGGGCCGGTGTCGAGCACGGCTCGGAGGTCGGCGCGCAGACGAGCGCGGCCGCCGCGCCGGTCGGCGACGGGACGTCCGGCGTCGACGTGCGGCCCGAGCATCTTCGCGACACGTACGACGTGGTCGTGTCGTCGCGGTCGCGGCGCGGGTACGCCGGGGGGTACGGCTCGAACGACCCTAACGCGCTTTGGCAGGAGCTAGGGACGCAGGGTCGGCGGACGCGGAAGCAGCGTCGGAGCGTGGGCGAGTCGAAGCGGGCCGAGCTTCGTCAGACTCGCGCGGGCCGGACGGTCGGCGTGCGGGCGAAGCGGATCATGCTTCGGGCGTCGAAGCCTGCTCTCGCGGCGACGATCGCGGGGATCCGGTCGAGCTTCGGGGCGAGGC